CAACAGGTTGCATTCTACAAGAGTGGTTGTGAAAAGAAGACATATCGTGGAAAGACCTGTCGCAAGCTAACGGGCGGTGGTCGAACAAAGACACGTGACCATAAGAAAACTCGACGCGTTGCTCATTCATCACTTCTTAAGTAAAGCTTCCATCTGTCGTATATGCTTGGCTGAATAGCACGTATCCTTACCCTTTGCCTTGTCCTTTGCACTCTTCTTACTTTCGCGTCTTGTTTTTGGCGGTTCTCTGTCCATGACGTCTTTTGGTTTTCTTCGAAGAGATTCGTTTTCTACGCGAACCAATCTTGACGGTATGACGACGACCTAACGCAATACCTTCTTGACTCACACCTTCCAAAGGACCTGCTGGCATTTTTGGAGGGAGTGGAACGGTTGGACGAGCACGGACCTGTTCTCGTTGCAACCTCGCCTGCATGGCTAATTGTTTTTGACGATTGAGTATATTACTCATTTATTTAGTGCTTGCGAGAACCTTTGCGGGTCTTCTTGCTGCCACGGTGACGACGACCACCGGACAGAGGAGAAGCCGTAGAAGGTGCCGCATACGGCTCAGCAGCACCACCCTTCTTGGTCTTCTTGTAGGACTTCTTGGCCAACTTCAGCACCTGCTTCAGGGACTTGCCCTTGTTGGCGCGCATTGTCTTCTTCACGTGGGACAACCACTTGCTACGACCACCACCTTGCTCAGCTTCCATTTTTGTTTAACGCGCGAGAAAGGAATCCAGGGGCACCCTGAGTTGTCACAATCCACTGGCATCCAAGCGCCTTTGGACGGTCGGGATTGGCATGAATCTTCATTTCGGATGGGGGTGCAACAATACTCAAATTATCCACGTTGAAGTGCATGAGTTCGTCTTCATCGCGAGGATGAACGGCTTGTTGGAAGGTTAAACGACGAACATTGGAATTCGACCATGAGAAATTCACAAGCTCCTCCAACTTGGTTCCATGAATGGCACCACCTGATACAATGACCAGCTTGTTTGCGAATTCATCAATTGGTTTCGTCTGCTCCTTCTCCGATGTCAAGTGCTTGCGAACAGTTGTCAAGAGAGTTTCTGCCATCCGGTCCATGGTAATACTCTTCGTCGTATGCACAACTAACGAAAGAATCAGTGGATCGGTAGAAGGAAATCCATCATTGGCAATATCCACACAACAAGAATTGAAACTCACATTATCCTCTGCATAATCATAACCATCCATCAGCGGCTTCTTCGCAACAACGGGATGGTCTTGCTCATCCGAATACACGTGCAGCTCCAACAACCGAACGCCGCGTTTCAGAGCAGTAGACACATCTTCATAGACAGAACCTACTGTAATATGGTCACACAAACGACCTCGAGACAACACACTCGGGACTTCGCCAGAAACTTCTGAATACACAAGATAGGCAAGAAGTGTAAATAAGAGTAGTGCTACCACCAACTTCATTACTTTGAATGTGGATTCTATTTTGTGGATGGCATGCGGAACAACAAGTTACGAAACGCGTTGATAACATCGTCGGGAATCTTCTCGTCCATCGGAATCTCCATCAAGCATGCGTAATGGAAATACAAACAATACATTCCACATTCGGAATCCTTGTATTGGTGGCGTGTAGAATTGTAGGTCAGCTTCATAGGATTCGGATGAATATCGGTTTCATCCCACTGCTCCTTCCAGCGTTTCATAAGACGCTTAATTTCCTTCTCGGGTTGCATTCCATAGGAATCAAAGTAGGTCATGCGGGGATACTGCAATTCAGGTCGTAAATCGACAAACACTGCAACCCAGTGCTGACCAGGTCCATCGTGTGGATCCGTGTTGATGACAATCCCAATTCGCTGTTTTCCCTTGTTGTAGATTTCTTCAATTTTCATAGCACACAGCGTACTGACCAAACATTGTTTTGTCTCATTCTGCAAATCAAAGTCAATCGGAACAGTTGCCACGTAAAAATAATCAGGGAACAGTTCTTCATAGTTCTTCTCAATCGCATCAATGTCATCGGAAGACAGCCATTCATATCGATTCAGTGCCCATTCCTGCGGCGCCTTGGGACGTTTCAGCAGGGAAGCAACAATACATTCTGCACGACCTGTATTGCACTTTTCCCGAAGACGCTTCTGTAATTCATCCCACACGGCTTCTGTCTTTCCTCCTTTGATTTCGGGTTCTCGAGGATGTTCCTTGTTATAGACCTCTCGAAGACGTTCGATGGATTCTTCATCCAACCACGACATTCTATTGTTTTATCAGAATACTATAATGAGTAAGCTTCCAGAAACACTGGTTTTGTTTGCTACGGCTCATGGATCTATAACAGTAGAATCAGATCAGGTAAAAACGTTTAATGTTCCAGAAGGCATGAAAATTACACGAATAATGACTACTCGTCCTGGAGTATGTAACATTACGCAGGAAGAACAGATAAATAGGATTGTTTTGGATATGATTGCGGCATTCCAAAATATTACACCAAACGAAATCGACACTATTGTTGCAAGCATATCACATAGTATACCAAACGTTGTTCAATCTGTAGAAACTAGGATAAAAACCGATACCGCGAATGAACGATTTTTACAACAGTTTCTACGATCACATATCAAAAGACCCATAGTTAAGGTTTTTACAGAGGGACAACCTGTTATAAACAAAGTACTGCGTCGAAGTGCGGGAGAAGGAGTCGATAAGGCATACGATTACAAACTAAACATAATCAATGTTCCAGGGCATCCGGACTTGTTTGACGAGTTAATGTTTGGAAGGACAGGTCCGAGCACGGCTTTGCGGTCATATGATGAGTATGCTAGAATCGTGAGCTTAGCAAGAGTTGTAAGCACATTACAATCGCGCGGCGTTAAACATCTTGTTCTTTTCGATTTCACGTGCTCTGGGTTCGACAGTATGGTCGCAGAATTGTCTGAACGTGATGAACGAGCGATACGGCGCAGTGCTTTGGGGTATGGTAGAAACTCAAAAACGAAATCTAGGAAAACAAAACGAAGAAAGACATACAGAAAATGGAGACGCTCAAGCCGATTCTCACCAGCTATGTAGAGGTAACCAAGAAGTTGAATGAAGTCAATGCTCAAGCAAAGGAGTTACGTGAGCAGCGACAGACGGTGGAGTTGGATTTGGTTGCAGCATACAATGAGGCACGGATTAAGGAACCTTTGCCAGAAAAGATTGAGCTGCACAAGTCCCAGATGCAGTTTATGGTGAAGAAGCCGGGTGAATGGAAAAAGGGTTGGACTCTATCCAAGAAGCAACTGGAAATGTATCTGAATGAGATTCTGCCCGAACATGGTCCGGACGTGTTTAAGGAGATTGTAAGGAGACACGAACCTACTCTGGTTGGGTCTGACTATTCGTTTGACCTGAAAGCCATGGTAGAGTAAAGTGAATATTTACAAACATAACATTTTCGGAACCATACATATTCCTGTCGTAATTAATTGATATAGTTTGAGCACAAGGGAAATGTTCTGCCATGTATTCTCTTCCCATTTCTAGTGCTGCTTTTTCAGTATCGTCCTTTCCAAATCGTTTGTCTAGTCCATTGTAAGAGGCAATTGAATATGAGAAATGGGTTCGTGGTGAAGATTTTTCAATAGCTTCTTGCATCTCCCTTTGAAGAGCATCATATATGTATTCAGGTTTTGTTACTCCGCTCCGAACTTCGCGTTCAAGAGACGCCTGGCGTTGCTTTTGAAGCTGTATTGTCATTTCCTTGAGATTGTCCATTGTTATAGGAAACTCGGGCATTGATGTAATTGGTTGTTTTTATTTAAGTGGAATATGATTGTGGTCGGCTTGTGGTGGGTATTTCATTGATTGTTCAATTTGGTCTAGCGTGACTTTGAATTGGTCCAACAATTCACGCGCTTCCTTGAGATTACGTTCAGGCAAAAATCCACTTTGAATCCTTTTTACGCTCGTTACAAAAACATGATTTGCATCAAGCAATCGAAATGCAAGCGTGTATGCGTGCTCGAGCTTTCTCATCAATATATGATATTCATACACACAATTTTTAAAT